CAACTTGCCGAAGGCCAGCGGGTTGTGAACAACGAGGCCAGCGACGGCTTCAATCATTCTGGCAGGGCCACCACCGTTGTCAGGCAGAGCCGTGACTTCAGCAACGTGACCGCCGTAACGCACTTCAACGAGGTCGAAGGGAATCACGTAGCCAACCTTATGGTTCTTCAAGAACAGGGACGGATGGAGGCGAAGACCACCGAAGTCACCTTCAAAGACATCAATCGAGGACGTGTAGGACGAATCCGCAGCGTTACGATTAAAGTTTCTGGAGGATTCAAGGGGGGCAGTGCCACCAGATTCCTTAGTTGTGTAAACGAGATTCGTGAAGGCTCTCTTTAGGAGAGGGCCACCAAGAAGGTCGTAGGTCTTGAACTGACCAGTCTGCTTGTAGATGGAAGTAAGGAGGTTCTGAATCTGAGTCTCATTGAGGTCAGCCAGATTACCAGTAGCAATCGACGAAGACGTAGCGTCCGAAGAACTATACGGAACGCAGAACTCATCGGGGACGATGGTAGAGTTTTCGTTGGTGTCCTTGTCGGCAGCCTTGACAATCCACTTGTCCAGACCACGGGTCTTATAAGGGACGATGCTGGTCACACCACCGGATGTCACAGACTTTTCAGCCTGAGAAACGTTGTCGGAGCAGAAGGTCTTTTCCATGTCACGCTTGAGCATGAGCATAGCCTTGGAGACGTTGTTAGCGAGTTCATCCTTCACACCAGCGATGTTCGTAACAGAAGACTGGGTGAGTTTGGAAACTCGGGTCTGTCTGCGGAAAATCTGGATGTAGGCCGCCAGTTCATTACGATACTGCTTAGCATCGGTCTTGACGTAGTTTTCAAAATCGCCAGCACCGACATCAGTGCCATCGACTGTGCCATCGGTCTTGGGTTCGGGGAGGGAGTCAACCTGCCAGCGGAAGAGAGTCTGCTTCGGTTCAGCACCCTTCTTAGCCATCGAGGTGAACGGGGTGTCCTTCGCATCAACGAGGGAGATGAGGTTTGCGATTTCTTCTCTTCGGCCGAGTTTATTGGCCTGGGAGAGAACGCGTTCTGTGAGCATTGCCATAGTAGTATATAGTTATAGGGTTAGAGGAATTTTAATACCGCAGACTTAAGGTCTTCACGTTTGCCAGATTTGAGATATCGGCTTTCAGGCGTTCTTCCAGAGGTATCAGTTCTGGTAGTATTCGTCTGAGAAGATGTAGCACGGACATTAAGCGGGGGAACCTTGGCAGGAATCTTCGTTTTAGACGAATTTCTAGCCATGTAACCTCTAACGTAATCACCTACAAACAACTCATAGTCAGGAAAATTCCTGAACTGCGGGAAGTTGTTAAGAACCTGTTGTGCGAGTTTGTATTCTGAAGTTTCCTTGTTTTTAAGCCAAGGGTAAATCTCCATAGCCTTCGGTCGCCATAATTCTCTGGCCTTTACGAACTCCAACTGTTTTGGCAGTTGCTGTTCCATAGCCCTCATAGCATTGACCTTCATTGCTTTTACCTGTGTTGCATTGAAAAAGGTTTCCCCTACTTCAAAGCCATCAGGGTTCTCTTCGCACTTGTATCTCAGTTGTCTCGCCTCTTCATACTCGGCCTTAATTTTTTCGATTGTATCTAGGTCGCCAAAAGGATTTTCGGTAGTTGCTTTAGGAGCAAGCACAGCCTTTTCAGCATCACCCAGTCTAGCCTTGTAATCATCAACTTCGCTCTGAAGTGCTTCGACCTTCTCTTCAGCCGTCTTTCGGAGGGCTGTCAATTTGTCAATACGCTTCTGAACTCCAACTGTTTCCTGAACTGGTTCATCGGTGTTTTCCGAATCTTCATCTTGTGAAAGAACATCAGTGCCATCTTCCGCTTCGTTAGTGTCGTCATCAAGTTCCGAAAGGCCGTCACCTTCATCGCTTGTGCCATCACTACTATCTTCTATCTGGTCTTCTCCCTCTTGCTGATAAGGTTCGGGATTACCTTCGTCCTGTTCGTCGGAGAACAGAATACCACGCATTTTATCTACGAGGCTGTCTTGATTAATGATTCCGATATCATTTTCCACGGGGTTTTCTGTTTCACCGTTATCAACATTATTGTCAGGCATATTTGTCAGCGTTTTACGTCCGCAGAGACTTGAAGTATTCAGTTAAGCAGGTTTGTCACTTTTGTCAAGTGACCTTGCGTCCAGCGTTAGTCATTGCTTCATTTCTGGTATCAACAAGCAATTCCTTTATAAATTTAACGCCGTCAGCCCTTCCGCAAGCGTGAGCACGATTTGCTTCACTCGTATGACTGCCAATCGCAGCACCAACTTCAGATTCAGCAGTAGCATCGAGAATAAGAATTACCGAGTTCCATAGTTCACTTGTTTCAAAAACCAATGATTGCTGGATTTTTACCTTTTCGTGTTCAGTCATAAATTAGACCTGCTGTTGCATAGGTTGTTCTAGCCCAGGGATTTGTGCCTCTGGGTCTGCCTCAATGGGCTGTCCAGTCTTCTGAGCCATAGCAAAGTCATCACCGACAGGGGAAACGCCCGTTCTGCCAATCTGAGCGTTCTGCTGCTGGCTAATTGACATCTGCAGGTTCTTTTGATAGTTACCAAGGAGTGCTTGGAACATACCATCGCTTTTAGACATTTGCTGTGCCTTGGGGTTCTTTGACATAATGTCCTGCACGGCTTGCATCTTAGCACCAGCCTGAGGGTCGTTTTCGGTGTATTGGGCTTCAAGGCCAAGCATCATCATAGCAAGGTCATTCTGAACGTCCTTGTATTGCTTTTGGGTAGCAGTCTGCTGGTCGATGAGAATGTCTCTGGCTGTTTCTGGGGCAATAGCCTCAACCAGTCTTCTAATCAACTTGTTTCTATCAATTGCACCAGCGGTGTCCATAGGAAGAACAAACTGGTTAATAGCCTTCAACTTTTCAAGGACGTAATCCGTATCGTGCTCTCTAACATCAAACTTGATAGAGAAATCATACATATGCATCAAGTCGGTTTCGCTAACCTGAAGAGGGACGCTTGTAATTCTTTCAATCTCTTCTGGGAGGAGATACTGAACACACAAAGAAAACATCTGCTTGTATGCACCACTAAAAGCGGTGAAGAAATTATTGACAAGGAACTGCTGTGTCATTTGCGTGTGCACAGGAAGAACCTGAGGATGATACAGGCCAAACATACTAGCCGTCTTCATCTCAATTCTTTCCATCAAAGCAAATGCCGTTGCAGGCGTGCCTGTAGGAGCAGCAAGATAACCATAGTCAGTAGGAGAATTGACTGGAAGTAGTTGGCCTGGACCAATTCTGTTCTGGATTCCAATTCTTCGTGTGACTGTGATAGGAGGATTAACCTCAAGTGCAGTTCTGTCTCTGGTGGCATCATGTTGAGCCTTGAGTTCTTCTTGGTCGGTAAATAGAATTTCTGGGATGCCTCTGGATTCCACAATGGAACGTCTAAGTCTTTCTCTTCTAAATTCGACAAATGGATACTCTCCGTGAGCGTATGGAAGTATTTCGTGTTTACCAAATACAGTGTTCTGAACCATTGGACAGAATACGGTATAATAGATTGCTGCCTTACCCTGTTCGTCAATTTGTCTTGCATAAGAATAGACTACCTCAATGAGATTGTCGTTCTTCTCCATAGCATTAGGAGACTCGGCAATGAGAGGGATAAGATTGCTGTCGTGCAAATACCCAGACTTTCCTGCCGTTTGAGTGGCTTCTTCAATAAAGTCTTCAGCCCATCCGTCAGCAAGACCGGTGTTTCTAAACTGAACTTCGTTCATGAAGATTCTTCTGAACACAACTCTTGCTTCCTGAAGGTTTACTGTTTCTGGTGGGAACGCAATTTCGTCAAACGGCTTAAGTGCAGCAATTGTAGGAAGGTTCTTTTGAATATACGGAAGCATATAGTCTGCCCAGCCCTGCTGGGACAACTGCTTGCAAATTCTCTTTGCTTCTTTCTTTGTGCAAAGCAATGCTTGTTCAATAAGATTAATACCAAGGTCGCTTTCTGCGTTATCCTTAATTGAGTTAATTGCCTTTGCCATCTGACCAGCACCTTCCATCTGTGCAGCAGTAGCAATCTCTTCCATAGTAATTGTGTCTGGCTTAGTGCTAATCTTTCTGTCCCATCCAATATGAAGAGCACCCCAACCAAACTGAAGCGTATACTGAATCCAAAGTTCTGCTTCTCGCTCAACTTCAGACCTAATCTTATTGCCAAGAATATGCTGCATCAGCGTCTGTGCGGAGGCTGCTTGGTGTCCGTCATTGGCTTCAGTTCCACTAACTCTCAAAGTAGCACGCTGGAATGAAGTCATTAATAGATGAACCAACTGGTTAATCGTGTTGTCAATCAGCCTGTTGCGAACGTCGGAAGCACCCTCGTAAGGGAATGGTTCATAGCCAAGTTGTTCCTGATGTTTCTTGCCGTCACTAGACTGCCCGTCCCATCTGCACATACGTTGGTCGTCAGACGTTGTAAGTCTAGACATATTACCACCATAAAAGAGAGAGCGATTCAGTTCGGAGTTAAGATACTGAATGTCGGGAACATCACTCGAAAAGACAATCTTATCGGTATGCGTGTTATACGCCTTATCTGGTTTCATAATATATGTGTATCAATATTTTCTTAAAAATCAATACGAGCCGCCGTAAATTGACTTGTATGAGTTTGAGGTTTCAAAGGCTGGGTCCATTACCGCTATGTATCTCAAAGCGTCAATAGGGTCTTTACTAGCACCCTTGTCGTTGTCAAGTCCAGTCCATTCCCTTAGGGAATATATAAGGTTTTGACACTTTTCGGAGATAAACAACTTGGGTTGGTTAACGGCGGAGATTGACTCATTCTGGTTATATGAGAGCCAGTCGTTGATAATAGAAATGCCTTGGTCAATCTTGATTCCAGCAGAAGGGGTAAAATACATACCATCCTTACCCTCTCCGAGTAAGTCAATAAGCGATGTTCCGCCTTCTTTGCCAATAGCCTGAGTCGCACCAGCACGGGGGTCAATATAGCGTTCTACAATAATCTCTCCGTTTTCAAGCCCTCTGATTAAGTTCTTGTATTCGTCAATGCCCCTGCCAGCACTTGAACGCTGGGCTGGACCTTCCCTGCCGTCTGACTTTTCGCTAGGTAGTGCCCACTCTCCGTATGTGTCATCTGGGAACTCTCTGTAGATAAACATATTTCCGTGACTGTCACAACGCATCCAAAGCATAAACCAGTTTCTAGCACCAGCGGGGTCAACAGCCATATAGTTAGTCCCCTCATTTGGAATGTCTTTATCCTTAACAATATGTGCTTCACCGAACAGTGGGAACTGTGAACCTACCAAGGCAGTAGCCCATCCGTAGGCTCGGATTTTCTTTTCATACTCTGTCTTGCTATCAAGTTGCTTAACCATCTGGTCAAATGGAGAATAGACATTGAACTTAGAGTGGAACCAGATGATGCCACCAGTCTTCATTCTGGCGTGTGCAGTATATGGCATATGCCCTTTTGGGCATCCTGGGACGTGGACAACACTTTGGTTTAGGATGTCTGCCTTTTTTGTCTTTGTATAACTGCAGCCACTAACATATTCCTTAACCACCTGAGAGAAGCCCGAGATTGGAGTGAACGTTATAAGGAGTTTCCCTCTTCGGGTGAGGGTTCTATATCGTAGGGTCGTTACCCAATCTAACGGGACAAGTTCATCGCACCAGATAAAGTCAGGTTCACCACCCTCAATGACAACTCGCTCTTGTGCGTAGTTCATAAAGATGCACTGACTTCCGTTGGGCAACACAAAAGAGTTCTGAGAAAAGCCATTTTTAAGGGAATATTGGATGTTTGTAATTCTCCCCTTTTTGATTGTCTTGTATTCAGACGGAATATACTTCCATACAACATTCTGTTGCATCTGAATTGAAGACATAGATGTAGTGTGGATGCACCAAACAATGGCATTTGGTTTATTGCACAATGTAAAGATTGCTCGCTTAGCGGCATACTCGGTTTTACCAGCACGATTGCCACCAAGAATTAGTAGTTCGTCTTTGTCTTTCAAGATAATGTCCGCATCTCTCCAATGAAACGGCTCATAGCCGTGCCTGTATGGGTCTTCCTTTTCTGCGTTAATCTTATCCTCTCTGAGTTGAATCATCTCAACAACCTTCTCAGAGCCGTGAATCTTAATGAGTTCGCACAGGTCTTCTTCCGTTGGCTTTAAAAGCAACGGGTGGTCTGACATCTTTTTGAGAATGTCCATTAATCTCCGCCCTGCATTTTTCTAAACAACAGGTTTCCACCATCAGCACTCCAGTCAATAGGCTCAACTCCTCGTTTCGTTGGAGGTCTAAGTGA